TGACCGAATCTATCTTCTTCTGAGAATAGTATATTAAATACATGTGTGTTTGAGTGGTGTGTTTCCCATAATGTGTCTGCGTAGACATCTCTAGGAAATGGATATTGACCATACTTTTCTATAGACTTTTCATCTATATTAACTAGAAGTATGTCTTCTACATGTTCTTTTTCTTTTGATTGGTGTAGATAGTCGAAATATGACCACTTGATATTATCTACAATATATGGTGACCAGACTTTTAACCCTAACAGTATCAGCACTGATACTGCAACAGTTTTCCATGAATACATTAATTACCTTGTGAAATATTCACTGTGCAACCACCTACTGTATAACAAGATTGTGTGAGTGAATAACTTTGATTAGTTCCGCCTTGTTGTAATAAAGTGAATATTGTATGTTCTGTTCCTTGTAATCTAACTTGTGCATTGTGAGAACCACTGCCTTGTTGTGTCATAGTAGATTCTGAATCGTCTGCACCTTGATAAAAATATATGTGTGCGTAATGACTGCCACTTCCTGATTGACTAATTTCATGTTCTACACCATCGACATGTATGTCTAAGTTATGTGTATGTGTGCCACTTTGATATACATCCACTGTGTTAGTATCGCCCCATATATGACGACCATATGTTGCACCATTCCATTGTTCTACACTTTCAGTGTTATCAACACCGTCAACATCACCACCCCATGATTTACCAGAACCCCAATATGATACCCATGAGATTGAGTTACCACTTCCGTTCTGTTCTAAATTAAAAGTGTTGCCTGAATGTGCGAAAGAAAAGTCTATGAAATTACCATAACCTATCTGTTCTATATTTAAAGTAAAATCATCACCACTGCCGACTTGTTCGACATGCACATGATTGTCATCTGTTGGTCCTGCGATTGCAGATAATGACAATAAACTAATTAGACTGATTAATATAAATTTCAATTCCTTCTCCTCTTCCGAAAGTAATTATACCTGAGTATCCTTCAACATCTGTTTCTAAGGTACCAGAATTACCAGCGGCTATTATTATATTTATAACACCGTTTACATTACGGAAGAATACAAGATCACCGTCTTGTTCAAATACATTGTATTGTGAGTCTTTATTAAAACCTACAACTGCACCTTGTAGTGTGAAACCAGCTGTGCCTGATGTTTCTTGTGCATCACTGAATACAACTGTAGTCTTTTCTAGTTCTTCGATAACATCTAATAAGTCTGTAAGATAATCAACATCTAAGAAGTCTATATCTAATTCTGAAAACTCCAGATCACCCTTAGTATCTTCGAGTGCATCTAACTCTAACTCATTAAATTCTAAGAAATCTACATCTAATAATCCTTGATCTTGGTCATTTTCATCTCTGTAGTTTTCTTCTATTTGTTCTCTTATCTCTGTTGGTGGATTTACGATAAACATATTATCAATTAGATTCGGTGTGATACCTTGAATGATTACTGATTGTGTAGGTGCAGTATCATATGATGATACAACTGTGGCAGAATATGCCTCTGTCAATACAACTTCACCACCATCGTTGTATACTACTATCTCTCCTGATGATGCACCTGTCTCTTCATCAGGAAGCAAAACCACCATTGTTCTTCCGAGTTCGTCAATGGTTGTTGTGAAATCTGTCCCTCTCATTGTGATGTTTGCAGTTGGTGTTGAAACATCTACATTTTGTTTTTTGATTCTATTACCAGCACCTGAGGCAAAACGAGCAGTGCCTCTGACCATACTTATTGCCATCTTTGATTTACTTGGGTCTGGGTCGTAATATGCCTCGTCAATATAGACAAGACTGTTTTCTGTTAATGAAAGTTTCTCTTCGTCTAGAAACTCTATTAACATTCTGCCGTTTGCAGTTTCGGCTTCATCGTATATATTTACATCTGTTCCGACATCTGATTCGAGTCGTTCTGATTCTCGCACAAGTGATGTGACACCTGTAGATTCTATGACACCACCAATAGGTTCAGCAAAGCTGAACCCACTGATGATTAAAAGATTAACTATCGTTAGATGAATCTTTTTGATTGATTTGAATAACACTGTTATCACTTGTAATGTCTAGTGTGATGTGTGCGTTAGGTGTTGCACAACTATTGCCTGCACCACTTACACATGTTCCAGATATCTGATTGATATCTACATCAGCACTGTCTCCAGTTAATTCAAAATTTAGCTCTTGCTCGCCATCATTTTGCAAAGTGTTTATGTTGTTTGAGTCACCTGTGATGTCAAAGTTCCAAACTAAGTCATCTGATTCCCAATCAACATCAAATACATTACTGTTTCCGACTAACACTAAATCAGCATCTAATCTTTCTGCACTAAAGGCATAACCTTGGTCTAAGTCAAAAGTATTAGAATCACCAGTCATGGTGAACTGAATTGATGAATCGTCAGCAGAACCTTGGTAACCTATGTTCCAATCTATGCTGTTTGAATCACCAGTCATAATTAAATCGTAATCGGAAGAGTCTGCGACAACTGGACCGAACAATATGTTTTGATTACCAATCATGTCTATATTGATGTCTAAAGTAGCACCAGTAATAGTCATTGCTGAACCTGAACCACTTGAATAGTCGTCCCCTCCAACTTTGTTACCAAAACCGATTTGATCGATATATAACTTCAAAGTGTCTCCAGTTTGTGTTATCATAACCTCGTTATCATCAGTTGCTTGTGCGAAAACGAATGATGTCGACAAAAGTAATACTAAAGAAAGTATTTTATTCATTTTCTTATCCTCTTATATCTTCCAAAGGCTCAGGTATCTCTAACTCGATGTCATCAATTTCAGATTCGTCAATCTCATGTTTTTCATTGACGCCATCACTGTTATGAGGATGCCTATGTCCTTCTTCAATAACCCAAAAACCTCTATCATGTCCTTGGTAAATTAATTCCAACACGGCAGCTTCAATCGCCACTCGTGTTGCGTAAGTCACGGATTCATTATTACCCACGCCGTCCTCGAATTCGACTAATTGTGTTCCTTCTTCTATGAATCGGAATATATCGCCTCCTTCACCGACTGAAAGGATAGTCTTTCTAGTCTGGACATTTAATAAAACTTCGCCTGTTAGAACCGATACGGCTCTCATACTTACAGTCACAGCATCTTTACGATACTGTCGACTTACTCCAATCCCTAATGTTCTGGCGCCTCGACCACCAGTGTAAAGATTAGAATCATAACCAACAATACCACCCTCTATGATAATTCCTGCAAAGAGAAGTGGATTCAATTCTTGATATTTTTCTTGTCCTTCTTTTTTTGCAAAGTCTTGCCTTGCACTTCTTATAATTTGTCTCTCTCTAACTAAATGATCTATGCCGTTTCTCTCTACAACTCTAAACCATTTATTACCACCAGCAGTCTTCAATGCATCGATGACCATTGCAGTGCCACCTTGTGTGACTGCCGTAGAGAATGATGCAATATTTGGCACCTCTTTTCTCTGACCTGTCAAATCATTGAACTTGTATACTGCCACTACAGGCATCTCTTTTGCAGGTGGTAAATCTAACAATTCTAGATATGAAGGAAGTCTAATTACTTCTGCCTCATCTACGCAAATGTATGGCATCGCTCTTTCAAAAGTTCTGCCTACTGCCTTTGCATAGTTTACTAAGTCATGAGGATATTGATCACCCCATGTTTGAGGTTCACAATCTTGTGGTTCACTAGAAAATCTAGGCACTGATGCACAACCAGATAGTAGAATTGTTAATGCTAAGAGATACTTAACCATCGGGGTCTTGACCATAATTACCAGTTCCGATAGGTATTTCTATAACTGTTTCAGAACCGTCAGATGATACAATCGTCATTCTTATGAACTCAGAACCATCTTCGTTAGTTATTACTTCGTATGTCACAGTATTACCCTCTAATACAAAAGAACCAAATCTTACTGCATTGTCGTTAGAGAACATAGATTCAACCAATTGTTTTGCCATTTGGGCATAGATTCTTGATTCTAGGTTCCTGATAAATTTTGCCAAGGTCGAATTATCTGCCTCTCTTTCAGCCGCTTTTCTAGCCGCTTCAAGGGCGTCCTCGATTTCCTTTTTTCTTGAATGTTCTTGGTTTTCTATAGTCAAATAGTGAGCGCCTTGACCTTTACCTGAAAAGCTAGGGTTCTTAAACTCATGAACAATGGGTGATGCAACTAATGTTGCACTTAGAATTAAACTACTTAATATTATTATCTTCACTCGATTTCTCCTTTAGTATCTGTGAATCACGATACTCTAATACTGTATTCAACTTCTCTTGAAGTCTTATCTGATCTTGATCTAACATTCTCATTTGATCAATCAGTTTAATTAAAACCGTCTGTTGTTTATCAATCATCGGTTGTAATTCATCTGTCACAAATTTCCAGACAAAGTAGATGAAGTATCCCATTGCTAATGCAATGATAATCGGAAAACCGAACTCGTTTAACATATCTGCAATTGCAGTTAGATAATCAACTTCTAAATCTAATACTTCGTTAGTCTCTTCTTGCATCTATGCTACCATCCTCTACAAAATTTTCTGCTCGTGCAACCCTCTCTAAATCTGGTTTCAGTTCGAGATGTTGCGAAATAAGTAGGTCAATTTTTACGATATCATTATTCATAACTCTTGCTCTATCTTCTAACATACTAATAATACCTGTAAGTGATTTAACACTGTCAAGGACTCCTTCGAGAATGTATTTCAATGTTAGAAAGATAAAGAATGCCATGACTAGAGAACCAAAAATTGGTGCTCCTACTTCAGCTAAAAAATCTATCCAGTTCATAATATCTACAACTATTTATACGAATGAAATCGTTTGGAGACATAAAAAAAGGGGTCTTACGACCCCTTACATTTTTATTTGATATTGTGCAGTTATGCTCTTAGCTGTGCCCAAATTTCATTTACGACTTCAGCTTTCTTGCCACTTCTCTTAACTGATAAAGATTCTCTATCTGCCATTTCTAACAATTGAACCTTTGTCAATCTGTTAAGTTCTGCTTTTGAAGTCACGCCATTGTCGTTTGCATCGGCAACTGGTGCTGGTGCAGGCGCTGGAGTGATTTCACTCGCAGTATCTACTATTGTAGATGAAGAGGATGTAGTTGTGTATCTGTCATAGACAAAGTATCCAACCACTGCTACTACTAATATTGCAATAAAGTATTCCATAATTACCTCTCTTTTATTATGCAGATACCATTATATTAGGTGATCTGGTATAATTCAAGGGGTTTTTTGGATTTACTTATCCTTCGCTTTACCTACATTGAGTGCAACCCAATCAAGGACTTTATAAGCCTTCTTGACTAGACCGTCATCAATCGGAGTAGGTGTTAGAGCAGCTATTAGAGATGCACCCATGACTAACCATGGTATTACTTGCACCCATGCTATAATCCATTGGAAAAATTCTAACATAGTTTGTTCCTCCTAAAAGGATTATTTAGGTTATCGAGTTGCCGATTGAGTATTTTTGAGTCAAAATCCACTCTGATTTTTCTTTGAATGGTATGACTTTGATTTGTGATAGTGGTGCTCTAGGTTCTGATATTTGATTAGAGTTTAATACACTTACTAGATTCCATTGTCTTAATAAATCAACAATAGTATTTCTTCGTGCAAGATCACTCTCATCAAAATTAGTCTGTTTACCATCTAATTTGAATAATTCTTTGAAGTGAACGATATAATACTTACCTTTTTTATGTAAAATATGGCAAGATTGGAATAATTCTTTGTCTTTTCTTGATGCAACACCTATACGAGATAAGGTTTCCCTTATTTTTAGGAAGTCGTCTTTTTCTGGAAATGTAATTTCTACTAGGTCTTTAACTTGTTCGTTATCATCCATTATTCTTACCACCGATTTTCATACTGTTTTTCAACTCACGGTATTGTTTATCATTCAATAACTCTAGATATTCTTTGGCTTTTTGTGTTGATACACCAAAGTATGTCTTCACTGTATCTAATTTCTTACTTTCGTAAGGTTTATGCCATTTTGAAAATCTATTTCTTTTTCTAATGGTATTTAGAAAAAAGAGATATTGAAGACGATTATCCGTGCTATGTCGGACATTCATCTCGTTAGTTAAAAAAACAGTATCTTGGTGGTAAGATAATGCTTTATTGATTAGGAATGGTTGATATGCTTTCTCTTCGACCTCATCAACCATGAGGTCTTTTTTGTCGTAAGAGACCGA